CCAGATATTTTACCAATTTCTTCTAAAATATCTTTTTGATCTAATTGTATTCCATATTGTGATGATAGACGTTGAGTTGTTTCTAATACTGTATTTTTAGTGTCTTCAAAATTCATTCCAGATACTTTGGAAAGTTTAGCTAATCCTCCAGCAGCTTCTTCACTTACCCCCATTACTTTAGTTAATTTAACAAACTGAGTGTTCATGTCATTACTAAATCTAGTATTAAAGCCTAATTGTTTACCTAATTCAGCATTAGCAGCCACCATTCTTTCAGTAGTAATTGCTATATCTCCAGAAGCAACAGCTGCGTCTGCGAATCCTTGTCTTAAAGCGTATGCTTCCTCTCTACTTACAACTAAACCTCTTTGTATTCTTGTTACTTGATCTGAAGCAGCAAATGCAATTTTTTTAATGAATTCAAATATTGCTGAGAATGGGCTGAGTAATTTTTTAACATCGTCAAGAGAGCTAGCAAAATCTCTAGCTTTTTCCCCAAGTTTTCCAAAAACTCCATTTTGTTTTTCAAGTTCTGTCTTTATTGCTTCAGCTTTTTTTAACTCAAGTGTATATATTTCTAATAATCTTTCATGACCTTCTAATGCTCTATCTACTTTATCTATTTGATCATTTAGCTCTTTAGTTAATTTATCACTAATATTTAGTTGTTTTTCTTTTATATTTAACTCATTGTTAACATCTTTAAGTTGATCTCGTAAGTCGTTAGCTTGATTTGCTTGAGAGGGGTTTGAACTAATAGCATTAAGTTGTTGCGATATAATATTATGTTGACTCAACAAGGATGCTATATCCTGGTTTAAAGCGAGGCGTTTTTGAGCTTGTAAGTCTAATTTATTATTTAAAATTATCTGTTTTTGGTAAAGATCATTAATATTGTTAATACCATTTACAGTTTCATTTATATAAGTAGCATAATCATCTTGAAGTTTTTTAATTTGGGTATCAATGTCTTTTTGTTTTAATTTTCCCTGAACTAATTTATCAGATAATTTTAATGTATCTCTTATACTTTTATTAATATCAGCCAATGCTGATCTAGATCTGCGTTCTTCTAAAGTTAGACTAGCCATCCTTTTAGCTAAAGCCAAAATATTATCTGAGAGTTGTTTAGAATAGTTAACGGAGTCTCTTAGAGAATCATTATATTCATTTAATTCATCATTATTTACATCGGTTGCCATAAAAGTATATTATATAGATAAATATTAAAAGCCCTACTTTCGTGGGGCTTTTGCTGTGTAAGTTGGATTTAGTGGAGGTTTAGCAGTTGCTGCTGTTTTAGATTTCATTGATTTCTGTTGTTTTTCAGCCTCTGTGTTTTGTTTTTCATAATGTTCCCTTATTTTATTGTAAATAAAGTCACGATGTGAGATAGGCATGTTATAAATGGTTTCCCAATCATACCCTCCTTGCCCATAAAAACAAATTTCATGTATTCTAGAAAATAGATATTCTCTATATCTAGGCGTCAGGCCAAAAAAAGCTAATCCCAATAGGGATAGTTACGCCCTCCTGAACGTATCCATCTTTATCTAGAGTTACTGTGGTTTCAATGTCTGGAGATATCTCAGCATAGTATTTTTTTAATGCTCTAGAGTCAGGTGCAAGAAGAAAATTATCAACGAAATCATTAATTGAAACCCGATCAAATTTGCCGTTAACTGCGATTATCATGTGTTTTAAACGCGTAGTATTATCAAATGACCCGTTTGCGTCAATTTTTTGAAGTCCTTTAATTTCCGCGTCTATTAACTTTTCATCTTTACCTGTTAAAAATTTAAAAGTTACAATATTAGATGATTTAGGTAGTTCAAAGATAAACTCATTTTTACCAGGTTGAAATAAATTTTCATCTAGATTTTTTTCCTTTAATGTAGTTAAATCTAAAGTATATTCATCTTCTTTATTTGTTGATTCATTTTTAAACTTAAATGAATAGTCTTTTCCGTATCCTAAAATACGAGCAGCAAATAAAACTGCATTCTTATCACCTACAATTAATTCATCAATATCAATTGGTGTTATTATAAGTGATTTTAATAATTTATCAATAGCAGTTCCCTGTTTGATAAAGTTAATATTAGTTAGGATATCTTCATCTCTAGCGCTCATATAACGCATTTCAATTTCTCCCTTAGCTAATAAAGATGTTTCAGGATAAACAAGACCTTTTGAAGGCAATGTAACTGTTTCCGTTGGAATTTTTAAATCTGTCATAAACTTATTTTAATTAATATCATATATAAATATATCAAAAATCAAAGAAACCCACAATAAATGTGGGTTACTTTTAATTATTCTTTTTTACTAATATTAGTAATTTAAGATGCAATAATCCATACCGATTGTTAAAGTAAGATTAACTGCTTCTGTATATGTTGACCAATCATAATCATCAAAGTTTGCTGTTTTAATAAAGGCACCCATAATGACCCATTCTGAAACTACATCTCCTACTGGTCCTAAGACTTGGAAATAAATATCTTTTTTATAGAAATCTGAGTAACCTGCTCTACCAGTAATTGATTCATATGCTAAACGAGCCCATTCCATTACTACCTGTGCACCAGATGGGGCAATTGGATCGAATAAAGTAAAAGTTATATCACCCCATATTCTTTTTCCACTACGGATTTTTCTATAGGTGTTAATATGATCTAATATAATCTCCCCATCATCAAAAGTTATAGCACTTACTCCTTTAATAATATAAGCTGGGATTCCATTTACAGTCATTATAAACCTATTTGGTGTTTTAGGCTCAAATTGAGTAAACATTATTTCGTTTGCGTTTAATATAGGCATGTTATGTTGTATTTATTAATTGTTTATTATAAATATTATTTCCTTATGGGAATGATACTCCTGTTGGTAAAACTGTAAAGTCTAGGATGATATATTCTGCTGTTTTAGTTGGTTGAATATAAATTTGACCTATTAATTGATTTCTATCTACAACAGTTGGTGTATTATTTGATTCATCCATTACTACTTTAAACGCATATAAACCTTGTCTTTGAACTACTGAGTTTAGGTATGGGTTTATTTGGCTTAGGAAATTATTTCTTGTGGTTGCTGTGTTTTGTTCAAATACTAGTGAACGAGCAATGCCTCCAATAAATCCTTTTAAAGCTATTAATAATCTTCTAACATTTACTCTATCTAAAGCTGTTGCTTTTTGTTGTAATGTTTTCTGACCAAATACTACTACGCCATTTGCCGGGAAAGTTGCTAGTGGATTTATATTATCTAAATATAAATTATTTCTATCTGTTAATGATAATTTTCTTTCAACTTTTATTACATTTGGAATACCACCTCTAGTAATACCTGCTGGAGCGAACCATGGAGCTGATACTTGGTCTGTAAACGCAAATACACCACCCATTAATACAGATGCGGGCACCCATACTAGTTTACCCATTGCTGAGCTGAATACTTGACACCATGGCCAATATGCTGCTCCATAACTAGAGTTAGAAGCATTTGCTGCTGTTTTAGCACCTGTAACAGATCCACCATAAGGGAGAGGATCAACTATTGCTAAAGCATCTGCTCTAGCTTCACATAATGCGATTGGATCAGCACCATTAGCACCAATATTAATATTTGAATTTCCTCCTGCTAAAAATAAACCAGGAGTCATTAATATATTAAATTGATATTCATCTGAATTGTTTAATAAATTGATTGCTGGGAAGTAATCTGCTGTTGTAAATCCTTGGGCATTTGTTACACCTGAAACTATGTTTTCATACATAAATCTTGGTAATGTAGTATCTATTACTCCACCATTAAATGCACCTGCTAAACCTCCATTCCCATTTTCTGGTAAACTTCCACTGAATAATGCTGATTGGTAAAGACCATTATTATCAAATGTACCAAATTGTGCTTTAGGCACGTTTGCTATTCTAATATATCTTGAAGCATTTGGAAAATCTCCAATATAATCAATATATCCTTGACCATCTGCTGTTGAGTAAGTATAAACTGGTTTTGTATTACCTATTACTCGGCCTATGTAGTTAGGTTGGTTTACATCTAAAGATAAATTAATCCAAGTTTCAAGAACATTTGGTTGAGCATCCGTATCATTACCACTTCTTACAAGTAATGTAAATGTACCTTGTGTAGTATTTACATTTTGAACTTGCCAACGAACATTAGTAGCGCTACCGCTTACCAAAGCACCTGAAGCTAGTACAGATCCTGAGTTGTTCATTTGAGCACCCCAAGCTAATGTTTCAATTTCAAAGCATTCTGTACCTGTTAAACCACCAGCAAAGACATTAGTAATACTTGATGATACTATGCGGAATGAGTTACCTAAAGTTTCATTATAATTTACACTAGCAGTTACAGCTAAATTAGTTACAGATGATGTTGCCACCGTTCTAAATATAGATTGTAATGAATTAATTTTGGCTGTAATATTATCGGCTGTAGCTGTAGCTGTTGATCCTGTAGCAACATAGTATATAGGAGCAGCATCAATATTGCTACTACCAGACATAATAAATTTACCATAAGATACAGCAGTAGTCCCATTAGCAGAACCTGATAATAGGAAAAATACTGCTCCAGTACCACCATCATCTTTATGTAGACCAGCTACACTCATAGAAGAAGTTGCATCAAATCCTACAATCGGAATACTTGCAGAAGAAAATTGTTCTAATGTTGATCCTGTTCCTTGGTTTGTGATTCTAGTTACTAATAAAGTTGTACCTCCATTATCAAAATAATTCTTAGCTGTTAGTGAAGTAAAATACTCCATAGATCCACTTGCTCCGTTATCAAAAGTAGCTCCAAATTTTGCAATATAGTCACTATATGAAGTGACTAATGTTGGAACGTAAGGAATACCATTAACAGCTGGTCCAATTATAGCTGCACCAGCTTCAATAGGTCCTTGTGTTACTGCGCTCTGGTCACTTTCATTGAGATATACACCAGGAGAGATAATTGCTTCTGCCATTTTATATTATTGTTTTAAGTTGTATTATAATTATTCTAATAATAAATATTCTAAAACCCTTACAAAACTAAAATGTCTTTATTTTAGTTTGCCTGTTTCTAAATCAACCTGTTTATCTCCATATTTTTCACCTAAATGAGCAGTTAAAACTAAACGTTTTTCATTGATTTCGTTAATATGGCTAATTAAATCCATACGAGTTCCATTTAATTCATCTAAATTGTTTTCAGTTTCTTCAATTTTAACAACTACTATTCCTAAATCAAATAATGATTTTTGATAATCTTCATGAATATTTTTAAATTCATTTAATTCATCTGGAGTTAATTGGTCTAAAGATTGAGGTTGAACCTCTGAGTGGGGTTTTATCATGACATTTGTTTTTAATTACTAT